GCGGCGCCATCTTCACGGGGGACTAAACACAAGAAACCATTGGTCACTTGTGTTTAACAAAAAACAAAGAAAAGAAAAACTTTTTCACATTGCAGCAAAATGCCTGTCCCTAACTTCTAAAGCACGAGAAGCCGCAGCATTATATGACGCCTCAACCAGCGCCGTTTCCGCAGCAACAAATTTTTTGGCAGCAAGTAAAACATCGGAAATCGCCTTTTCAGAAATGCGCTGAATAGCAGCCTTTTTTGCAGTATAGTCGCTGCCATTAATAAGTCCCTTAGTAAGCGTTTTTTCCAAATCATAAAGATGCTGCCTACAGGCGTTTTTCAGTTCAAGCACCTTTGAACCAAACATATGGCGACTCTTTTGTTCTATAGAGCGGAGTCCGTCACTGTAAGCCCTTTGAGCCGCTAATAGCATAGGTTCATAATCAGCGCGCGCCTCATCAAGAGCAACTAGGGCATCTGCGTATTTGTTACCAAAAGCCATCTTCATATTATGAACGTTTTTTCTAGCCCGCCGCGTTTCATTCTGAGTAGCAGAGCGATAGGTGTTTCTATAGCTCAAAGCCCTAGTCAATGAACTGGATGCTAAAGAGCCCGTGAACCGTCGATTTGTCATCGGGTATGCCCCACGGTCACCCTTTGTTGAAACCATGTAGTCTTTAATTTCTTTCAAGCCAGAATCATTGTATAAGATTGACCGCGCCAAAGTCCGCGGATTGATAGATACAGAACGCCGGCTCATCCCTTTTATAGAAACATATTAAAGCTCACGCCTATCAGAGTAAAAGTAGTCACAGCCAACATCAGTAAAAAAAGATAAATTATAGGCACATGGATTCAGTGCCAGCACATTATCATGTGACCACCGCGTTAGCGGGTCGCAAATAATATTCAGATAAAAGTTGCTTGAAACGCCACTATAATAACAGTCGTCATCGTTGTAAAAGTTTTCAGGCCAAGGATTTGAAAAGAGCATTAATGTATGTGTATTATTGACCAAAAAGGTATTATTATATCTAGCATAGTCCAATGTATAACTGCCCTTATCGTATCTAATTTTTACATCTTTATAAGGTGAAATTATATAGGTAGCGCGACTAAATGGTTCATACACTGATAAAGCAGGTTTATCTAAAAACAGCTGTTTCAAACTAATGGTAACATTTGGCTTTGACCCAAAAAATGATAAAAAAGCGGTAATAACAGTATTTAACATATTATTATATATTATGTTAAATAAAGTTTAAGCACTAACGGCTTACTTAGAAGAGCCCATCTTGTATTGCATTTTCAAGGGTCCAGCGACTGCAGCTGCAGTAGGAGCCGTGGTTGCAGCCGCCAATGTAGTCCTATTATGGGGAACAAAAATAGGGGCAATAGGTGCAGTGTCAAACGACTCTATTATAGTCGTATATCCAGCAGCAAAAATTCCAGGAAGCGCGTTATTACCATTACACCAATAGACAGTATCCGCCAAGCCAAGAACTGGAGGTGATAGGCACAAGGACCCATACGTGGGTGAATCCGCGTCAGGTTGAGTGATTTGTCGGACATACTCAAAGTTGGAACCAATATCCCTTATAATAATCAAACTACTATCAACAATGTTTGTAATATAGATTTTTCCCCGTAAGCCGACTGTAGCATAGATAACATTTAAATTATCCCCAGGACCGCCACTCAAATAGTTATACGTCCACAAAACAGCGCCATCAGCAGATGAAAAAGATACCAAAGAGCCTGCATTTGCCAGCGTAGGCGGCAAGTCGTAGCTATAAGTATTAGAAGTGGCATAGACCTGACCCGATGGTCCAAAGACGGGACTACACACTATTGTCTGAATAGGACTGGTCCATGACCATTTGAGTGTTGCGTTTGCCCCGTTATCAATGAAACAATACAATGTGGAGGAATATATGTTAGAGCCGACATACACTAGACCGCTAGAGTCTACACGTGGACTGAACCAGTCAACATTATATAGCCCGTCAATATTGCCACATGATGCAGTCCATTTATAAGCAAGCCCTTCTGTTAAAGCAACAAGATGGTCATCATAACTTATATACACACCAGCAGATGAAACGCACGGGGATTGTAAGGTAGTAGTAGAGACCAGGTCGGCGTTTGTGTAAGTGTATAGTAAGTCGCCCTTAAAATTAAAAGCATAGACTGCAGCAAGCGGTCCGTTTGATGTTACATAGACCATGGTTTTAGCGGGATTAAATGCGGGTTTGCCGCAAAAATAGTTATCTGAATCGCCAGTTGTATAGTGCCATTTCATAGCTCCAGTTAAGCCATCAAGGGCGAAGAAATAAGGTGAGTTAGAACCACCGACATAGACAGTACCATCAGGTCCGACAGAAATATTGCTGTAAAAAAAGTTATCATTTAGAAATGGATTTTCAAAGTACCAGATAAAATTACCAGAAACAGTATCTATTCCATAGACATAGCGTGCAGAGCCAACATACAGTAAGCGCCCATCATTGGACAGCGCCGGTGTAGTAAAGCACACACCGTCGGACTTTTGAGTCCATAGCAAGCCAAAAGGACCCTCACGTAGTTTGTAGTCGGGACCGTCACAAGTGCATTGAAACTGACCAATAACAGTTGACAAAGATGTTCCGCTAAGGTCGCACGCGACACAAGCCTGGTTGAATCCACCAAAGCCCTTCGGATTAGAAATTATCGCCAAGCCCATGTGCCGCAAAGTATTGTGACTGTCAAAGCGTTTTCCATTGTTATCGTGTAAGCTGAGTGTGCCGCGCGCCGCAACAGCCATACGCATCATAGTCAAGGTACCGGAATCCATGGCAGTTGCCAATGTTCCTGTAACAGGCGGGGCAGTAGGCAACTGTAAAAAGCTCAAATCAATACCTGCGGCTGTAGACTGCTGTCTACTAGTCCCCGCCTCAGTCCACACAGTACGTCTATATTTACCTGTGTCAGCCGCTGTCTGCAAGAGATAAGAGTTAGATAACGGGCGACCACCATTTGCCAATTTTCTGCGTAGATACTCTTCATTACTTAGCGGTAGCGACAAGCTGGGATTCGGCTTGCAGTAACGCTCCCCCCGTCTAGGACCATAATTAATCGGGTCGGGACAGGTTTTGCTAGGTATATATTTGGGAACATATAAGGGATTCGCCGTATTAGGTAATTTGGCACGTCCGATTTGACTTCCAAGTAATTCTGTTATTGGGTCCTCTTGGGTGCATTGCTCAAAAATGTCGTATTGGTGTAAGTCCATACGAAACGCTCTATCAAAGAGGCAGATTATAACCAGGGCGCCGCACACCTCTAGCCCTATAGGTCGCAACAAACCCGCCACTACACCGGTTCTTGCGAACATTCATAATATATGTGTTTAGCGCATCACGGGGCTTACGTGTGCTACCGTCGCATAAAGGTGAATCAAAATCAATAGGCACATAGCCGCAAATCCAACCGTGACTGTCATAAGCACGTAGAACCATATCAATTTCACTGTAGTCAAGGTAAAAATTAGTCTCATCTAAATAGCCCATGGACCGGGTTTTAGCCGCATCCAGTAAAAGCGGACCGCGATTACATACCTCATTGACATAGAACGTATTAGAATAAAGCCCTAATGAAGCAACAGGTCGCTCTATTGCATGACCACCACGCCCAGTAATTTCACTCTGGTCTAAACTATGGCAGCAGCGCCCGCTTACAGCAATAACGTTATCGTAGCGCAAAAACGGTTCGCTAAGACGTAAATTAAAGCCAGGCTCAGTCATTTTCATATCGGCTTGAATTTCTAGAAACCACTTGCCACAGCCAAGTCGGAATCCAATATTATCGCAAACTGTCTCAAATAGTGGCACGTCGGATTCTATAACAATTACACGCGAAGTACCAGTAACAGACCCTGAAAAATAATCTAGGACAGCAGCCTTGGACTCATCTTCGCAAGCATCCAGAACTATAATGATTTCATATGAGCCGCGTATACATTCAGTCAAAGCCGCCAAATTCCGCCGTATAATTGGACCTTGATCATGTACAGGCATTACGACAGTATAGTCTACAGCAGCAGATGAACCGACATATAGCACACATTCAATAAGCCCTTGCGTCTGCTCTTTGATAGGCTGAGGTAAGCCGTGCAAGCCGGAATTTATATAGTATGTTTTCAGAAATGAATTAATTTCAGAAGCAGAAGCCATTCTGAAGTAATAAAAGAAGACACTTCTTAAGCCCAAGTAATATAAATGGCGGGCTGGGAAACCATCTTTTGGCTAGTGGGTAAATTTACCAGCCTGATTGTGATATCGGGAAAATTAACTTTAAGGGCGTTTATTGCCTGTTGAAACTGTGATGCTACCGGAATTTCCTTTACTGTATAATTACTAAGCCCCTGTTTCGCCGCTGCTAAGACGGCATTGGTTACGTTATTAACAAAATTACTAAGCGCTATAGCCGCCTGCTCCTGTACGTATTGCTGTCTGTATTGAATCAAGAACGTTCGTGTATAAGGAGGGGCTGGAGGTGTGCTCATTACTGAGGAACAACAAGATTTTTACCAAATAGTCCCGACACAGCAGTCAGCGCGTGTTTTCGTGTGTTTTATAGTCTGTCAAATACAATAAATCCATGAGCTCCTGGGTCCGCGATATTCCTTTGCTACCCCCAAAAAAGGTGGAAGAGTTCACCAGGCTGCCCAAGGAGCTACCCGAACAGAAAAACACCATCGTAGAGGTTCAGCAATTTCCGGCACCGTCCAGACTGTTTCAGCAAGGACCAGCTGTCAACGTTGACCCCATGCGTCAACGTAAACCAAGAGAGGGTGAACCGCTGTTTGTTCCTATTTCAGACTCAATGAAGAACGACCCCACAGTAGTCAAGACATTTGAGTTACCGTCAACTATTACTAAGCCCAAGACCAGAAGAATCTTGCCATTACAGCCAGAGCCTTTTGTTTCCTTGGCAACTCAACCAACTCAAAAGGAGCTAATGGCAATAAAGTCATTTGACAGCCCTAGCCAAGTCAGACCGACAGCACTATCCGCAGCGGTAAGAGGAAGACCCAAGCCAGCAGCCTATGAACCCAAAGGCATTTTGAAAGGAGGAAGCCAAGGCAAGAAGAACGTCAGCCAAATGGGCATCT